GCCCGTCTCGATTACCGTCTGTACCTCGCGCTCGACCTCACGGACGATCTTGTCCGCCAACCCAAGCACCAGCAACGTCTGCGTGTCGCCGGGCTTGGTGTTGCCGACCTTCTCGAAGTAGGAACGGCGCAGTTGCGAGAACATGTCCTGCAAGCCGCCTTCCTCGATGTAAAAGCCCTCCCACCGCTGCCCGCGGCTGATGGCATCAGCACCATTGTTGACACGCGGATAAACGCGTGGCGCATGCGTGGCGGCGGGGACGTAGCCGAAGCAGGCTAGGATGCGGTTAAGCATCAGCCGCAGCATCGATTTCGTCCTGCGAGGTGTTGAGGGCCTGGTCGATGGCGTTGCGCAGAGCCGTCAGGTCCGCACGATCCCACATCGTTTCATTTCCGCGTCCATCGAGATCAAGCCAGAACTCGTCGGTGGCCCAAACTTCTACCTTGCCATCCAGAAAACTAAGCATCCAACCGCCCTCCATCTCGGTTTTGACCAATATCGCCATCGTCGCGCTTGCCCGCTATGTCAGCCGCATACCGCTTAACCTCTGCCTCGCGGTCAATGCGGTAGATGGCGATGTCAGCCTCCGCAGACGCCTTGTCGCGCGCCAACTGAGCCTCTAGCGCCGCTTTCTCACGCGCCTGCTCCATGTCGAGCATGTGCTTTTCGCGCTGAGCCTCGACAGACGCTGCATCCTTCTCACGCTGTAGCTGCAATTGCGCCGCCGCCTTCTGCTGTTCAAACTCCAGCTTCTGCTGCTCACGCTGCTGCTCAGCCTGCAACGCCATCATCTCAGGATCGGGCTGCTCGGGCTGCTGCTGCGCTTCTTCCGATGCCGGATCTTGCCAGTAATCCGAACCCTGCCCCAGCCCAAGATCCCGCACCAAGCCGTCAACCGCCTTGAACAGATGCTCGGGTTTCACCTGCCCGTTCGCAAAACCCTCAGCCATGATCGGCGCTAGTGCCATGCGTGCCTGAATACGCTTGTCCTTCGACCCCGTACCGAGCCCCACGCGGATCGTGACGTTGATTTCTTCCGGCCACGAAGCCGGGTCGATCATCTGGTACGTGCCGTCGACCTTGGCCTTGAACGGCTCGCCCTCACGCCGCCACAGCCGGTACTTCTTTGCCATCAGCCGGGCGAACGCCTCAGCCAGATTGCGCGCGATGAACTCTTCCTGCTGCTGACCCTGCGCCTGCATCATCGCAGTGCCGGTCGCGGTCTTGTTCAGCGCGTCGGCGTCAAGCCCCTGATTGAGCCGCGTGATGCCTGTCCGAGACTCACGCTCGCCGGTGATCCACTCCAGCACCGTGAGGGACTTGCCAACGTCGAAAGTGGTCTGGAAAGCGTCTACGGCACCCATGCTGCGTACGCGGATTGGGGCGCCGGCAATTGGCGAAAGCAAATCGTCGATAGTATTTTCTGAAGAGCCGTCCTCCGAAACGATCGGTCGCGGCATATTCGCCGAATACATCCCGTCGAACAGTTGACGCGCGATCGTGCTGCGCGCTAGCTGGATGTCCATCACCTTGTCGGCGAGCGAATAGCCAACCAGCCGATGCGGTCGAGGGAACGGGCAAAATACCGAAAACGGCTGCTCGTCCACCGTCTCCATGGCGATCTCGCCACTAGCCCAGCGCAGAATTTCGCCCTCGACCCGGAACACCCGCACGCGCTCGGCAATGCCGTCGCCGTCGATGTCGATGCGTGCATACTCCTCGCAGAGCTGCACCTCGACCAGCGCAGGGGTGCTTTCCGGGTTCTGCCATGAGTTGTCGTCGTCTTCGGCACGATCGCCGGGCAGACGCGTGTAGGCCGGCAACCCGTACACCTGCTCGCGGTCAAAGCCCATGTCCACCAGATCGGAACGCGTCTTGACCGGGCAGTGCGCGAGATAGTCGGAATCGTCTTCATGCCGCGCATTGGGGCTGAAGCGGAACTCACTGGCGGGCACTGCTACGTCGATGAAGCGCTTTTCGCGGATCTGTTGTTTGATACTGACGGCAAGCCCATCGGGCGTTTCCTCGACGCCCTCAATCTCCACATCCCCCAAGCCTTCCAACTCGACCGGGTCCGAAATCATGATGGTATCGCGCCGCACGCGCTCTTCCGTAACCATCATCGTCTTGGCGATGCCGTAGCGCTGCATCAGCCCCGACACGCACCAGTCATGCAGGATGCGGAAACCGTCCTGCTGACGCATGAAGTTGAAACCGATTGCCGCGGTGGCCTGATCCGCGCCGGCTTCGTCCTCCTCGTCGGTCGCCTCGAACTCGACAACCCGGTCGCCACTGACAAACGTCCGCAACACTGACGTTGCCATGTAGTCGATCGTCTCTTGCACATCGGGCAGGACGATCTGGCTACGGCCCGTGACCTCGTTGCCGAACGGCTTGGCTTCGTAGAAGTCCTGCGCCAGCCGGTGGAAATCCGAAAGGCGCTCCCATTCGCTTTCAGCCGCGTCGTACTCACGCTGTAGAGCGGCAATCAGCTCCTGCTCGTTGAAGCCGGGCTTGGTGGGCTCAGGCTCAGGCCAGGCGTTGACTTCGGCGTCTGCGAGGATGGGGAGGGATGCCATTAGGCTGCCTCGTAGGTCATAGCGAAGATGTCAGGCTTACAAGGGTAAAACTCGCCCTTCACGCCCTTAATGACCCAATCGCCCTCGTCACAGCGGTGGTCGCCTTCCAGCGTCTTGATGGTGGCGTAGCAGGCATCGATCGGGTTGTGAAACTTGCCCGTGCCGTAAACAATGATCTTGTTGGCCGATACCGCATCAGCGAACCAATCAGGCCAGTCAAACCGTCGGCCATACTGCACAGCTTCGATGACAACGGGCTTCTTCCGAAACTTCGGCATCACACAATACCCCTTGTCAGCCGGCCCATATCCAACTTCACGGCCTTGCGCGGTTCTTCGTAAGCCACACAACCAGTCCCGAAAGCATCGGCCGAGTGAGACGACCAGTCGTGGTTCGGTCCTAACCCAATACCACGCTCCGTGTCACGCTTTTCATGATACCAGCCGATAGCTTTCAGTCCCGCCGCGCATTTCTCTTCGTCAAACCGCATCCGCGGGAATAGTTGCCGCGCCTTCTCGACACGCTGCATTGCTGCGCCCTTGCCCTGGTTCGGTACGATCTCTACCGAATAACCAGCTGCCTCCAGCGCTTTGCGGTAAGACGTGTCGAACACCTTGTCCTGCGTGTCACCATCATGTGGCAACCAGATCTTGCAGCGATCCGGCGAATAGCCTTGCGAGCGCATCCAGTTGAGATGCGCCGACACAGGTTGTCCCTGCTGCTCGTAATGGTTCGTCCAGCGGATCTCAGTGCCGACGAACTGCGCCGCCCAGAATACGAAGTTGTCGGCTTTGGCGCCGGTGCCGCCTATGTCGGCGAACAAGCGCACGATCAGGTTAGGATCTTCGCTGACAAAACCGATGCGGCCTTCCTCGCGTGCTTTGGTGAGGTTCGGCGCGAAGTATGCGCCTTCCACCACGCGGATGAAGTCGCCTTCCCAAATGTGATCGTAGAGGTGGGGGCGCTCTTCTTTGTCGCGCAAGCGAACGCGGTCGAGAATGTCTGGAAACCAGGGATTATCGCGAAAGTTAAGTTCTGCGATTTTCACGCGATCACTAACATTGCGATAGAACCGCTTATTGGTGGCGCTATCCTCGCGCTCAGGATTCCAAGTAATCCACAGTTCGCTATCTTCTTCACGTAGAGTCGGGATTAGCTTCGTCCACGCTTCATCCGTAACTGTCTCGGCCTCGTCTACCCAGCACAACAGAATGCGCGCCTTGGACTTCACACTGTCGATGTTGCGATCAAGTCCGGTGAAGCTGTAGCTAATCCGCCCGTCAATCGTGCGTATGTATTTCTCGCCGATATCGAAATGCGGCAACAGCCAATCAGTCTCACGGATTGCGGCTTTGATTTCTTCCAGCGAGGAATCCGCCAGCGAATTCATGAACACGCGCCCGCAGAGAATAATCCCCTCGCGGCCAGCCTTTGCCCACATCAACGCACGAACAGCCGTCATCTTGGCAAAGGTGCGCGTCTTGCCAGAACCACGGCCACCAAAAGACCCGCGCACGTCTGCTTCACCTGAGAACACCGGCACTAGTTTGGCCGGGATGTCCAGACTTACTGTGGTCACTTAGGCTCCACGCCGCGCAACTCAATCGTTGCGATCTTTTGCGTGACCTCGCCGCTGTGTTCTGTCTCGACCTTATCGCGCCAATCGCCTTGGCCTGCGTTCTTCAGCGCAAAGATTGAGCTGGTGACTACCGGCCCTTCGGTTGCAGACATGAGGCGGCGCTCAAGGAATAGCTGACGCTTTGAACGAGCCAGCGCCACCAACTCACGGAAGTCGGGATGGACGGCCTCCCACTCGTACACCCGCTGCCTATGAACATCGCACTCAGCAGCCGCAGCCGCCAAGGACAGGCCTTCGCTCATGATCGAGACAATGCGCTCTCCAAGATCCGGGGTGTAGGTGGTCGGTCGTACCATTGCTTTTCTAGTGTCCGCTTTGCGGGGCCGCAGAGGCGTTCGCAGCCCCTAGATACCCCTACCTACCCAAATCCGCAAGATCGCGCTCTGCGGGGCTGTGAGGGGATTTACGAGGCCATAAGCCGCGCTTCACCATGTAAGCCTTCAACTCCTGCACGACCTTAGCCCGATAGTCTGGATCGGCGTAATGCTGATAAACCCAGTCCTCGATAGCCATCACCCCTCTCCCTCCCCATCGCGATAGACGCCGGGGACGGGTTGGCGATCGTAAGGATCTATGCGCCCCTCACGCTCCAAACGTGCCAGCCGATATGGCTCGATCTTGCGTGCCAACCAGATGATGATCGGTAGCGTCAATCGCTCATACCAAGTCAGCATCTTCTTGTTCGCTCGCACATAGGCGATATCACGTTCTAATCGGCTCATAGCGGATACCCCATCCACGCGGCTATGGTGGCTTTGTCGGCGTTGTCTGGGAGGGCTTGCATCAGGATTGGCTCAACAGGCTACCCACCGAACCACGCGGACGCTCAGGTAAGTTAAGCGCCACCGGCACAACGCCATCGATTGCTGCCACGAGCTGGTTAAGGATCTCATAGGTGATCGGCGGGCGCGAAGGATACACATCGTTCACCCTGTCAGGGTTGTCACGAACCGCCTTCACCCAGCCGCGCGCAAATTCGATTGCTTCGTCAGTCGTCATGGTGCTTGTTTTCCTTCTTCGAGAAGACCGCCTCTGCGGCCTTACGCGCAAACGCAGCCTCACGCTTGGACATTTTTGGCTTTTTTGCCTGCGGATTACTTATCATATTGTAGTATGTCATTCCCCTTCTCCCTCAACGAGCGGCCGGAGCATGGCTTGGTAGGCGACAACGCTCATCTCGCTATCCGCTGCCATACCAGCATCTACCATCCCCTCATCCGGCTCCATCAGCGCCTGGACTGCGGCGCGAGCGCAATCTCGATACCAGTCAGCCATTGATTGGATATGCGAACGCGGGAGCTGCACGTCGGCGCTATCCCAAGTGGAGCTTCGCGGTCCTTCTGACGGATTTTCATGTTCAAACATCGCGCGCGCCACGCGCTCCAGAACGGGGTGGATTGGCTGGGTCATGCTGGCTTCCTGTAACTGACACAGCGAAATTCGGGGGCTCTTCCGGTGAATACGGATTTATATCCCACGTCGCGCATGTGTTTTCCGACAAATTGGCAAGTTGCCTTATCCAGCATCTGCTGCGGCGGAAGGCAAACTCCCTGCGAACAAAATATCAGAAACCAGCTCACCCCACATCTCCCAGCGCTTTGCGGGCGGCAGGAGGTGTGTAATCCCCCAGCGCTTCCTTGGCCTTCGCTAGACAATTGCCAAACTGGTATTCTTTGGAATACCTAGTGCGCGCCTCAATCTCCGCAATTGCCCAATCCAGACTTTCTTCCAGCAACGCCAGCCTTTCGAGCTTGGCTTTGCGACGGGCGCGGGAGTCCTTCTGTTTCTGTGCGTTGGTGAGGGGCATGTTAGCGGCCTTTCGACCGCTGCGCCAAACACGCCCGAATATAACGAGCCCGGGCAACCATGTGATCTGCAATCAAACCCTTAAATTCATAATCGCTACGAGCTGCGATGATTTTGGCTTCCCTGATCGTCATGGCTGAATCTCCGTTTCGTTGCACCCCTTGTATGCCCCGGTTACGGCACTGTCAACACGGTTACGGCATTTATTTTCACCCCCGATCCGGGTGTGGGTCAGGCGTGCAGCGAAGTGGCACTAACCGTCACTCGCGCGCGCACGAAAACCGGCCAAATGGCAGAAATGTAAAAAAAAGAAAGTTTCTTATATCTTTCCTGCGCGAGTGCCAATCGGTGCCACTTCGCACGTTGAAACGCGCAAATATCACGACGAACCGTTGATATTATGACCGCTTCGGCTATTACGCCAAAAGCTCTTTCAGACGGGTTTGCGCCTCTTCGCGGCGGGTTCGCTCATTCTCAGCCCGGTTTGCGTATAATGTATGCGCTAATGGGTTCACGTCCCACATCACAGAATCGACCCGCGTGCGGGTTTCTTCCAGCCATCCATGCGCTGCCATCTGCTCGAAAATGCGCTCCCCATCGGCTTTGGTCAGCCGCTTCATCCGCGTCGTGCCACGCGCCAGGTTACGCAGCGACACCTTCTCCAGCTTGTGCGCGAGGATGTATCCGGCGATGTCGGTCATGATGTCATGATCGTCAGTCAGCCCCGCCACGTTGGTGTAGAATGCCAGCGCATGCTGCCTCAGGAAGCGATGCAGGAAGTCTTTGGCACGACGGGCCGTGTCGATGCTCACTTCCGCTTCCAGCGCCTCCCCAGGCGATTTCGTGACATGCTCGATGCAGTGGAAGATCACGCACAGCCGACCGAACATGCCGTCGTATTTACCAACGTGCGAAGCGATTTTACGATTGACCGTCTCGTATGTCGTCATGATGTCGAGGTGATACGCCTCAAGCGTATTGCGCAGCGCCTGCGCCTCCTCGCTGAACACAAGCGGCTGCGGACCCAGCCACGTCTCTGGCGGCTTCAATTCCCATAGCGCGTCGATCAGTCCATCATACTCGGTCGCCACATCCGGCATCTCGATGTCTTTCCCAACGATCGGCTCAGCCAGCATGATCGGAAAGAATCGCTGAATAAGACCGTCGTCGGTGGCGTCCGACATGATGCGGCGAATAGGATCTGGCTGGACGCCGCCGACCATGCTGATCGACAGGTTTTCTACGAACGCCGCCTTACGTCCGATACGATCGGTTGCGTAATGGCCGCCGTTGAACGCCTGCAGCCAGAATGATCGATCCTTGGCACCGCCCTTGCCGCCGCTGTATTTCTCGATGCCGCCGAACCAGCCGGACAGCTCGTCTTGCACCGCAAGGATGCCATCTGGGCTGTGCGCGCAAACCTCGGCCGCAGCTTCCATCGTGATGTCGCTGATGCGGAGACGGTGGGGGTTAGGGGGCGCTCCATTTGAGCCGTTGGCAGCCCAATCCTGCAGGTCGCGCTGGTAATCCGCCATCAACCGCGCGTCGATGTCTGCCAGCCGCTTGGTGGCAGCGCGAAGGATAGGGGTTTTCTTGCGGCTGGGATCACCGACCAGCATCACCCACAGCCGCGCTTCCTCTTTCCATCCTGCGTCATGCTTCTTCATCCGCAGCTGGATCGTGTCACGGATCATCGTCCCGCACGTTGCCAACGCCGCCATGGCAAGGCCGGATGGGTCACAGCCAACCATATCAGCACGGATGCGAGCAAAGCGCGCGATGACTGGTGGCAACAGACTTTCGGGGAAAGCCGGGGCCGTGGTGCGCTTCCACAGGTCAAGCGGGCCATGCTCTACCTGTTCGTCGTGCTTGGCCTTGACCTTACGTTGCGCGAATTCCTGCAGGCCATCGTCAATCTGACGACGCACGGCGTCAACACCATGCCTGCAGTATTCGTCGTTAAAGTCCCAACCCTTCTCGGGGCCACGGGCGACGATGACAGCGCAATCCAGCTCCTTGCCAAGCGCGGTAAATTTTTCCTCTTTGTCCTGATCGCACGCCAGAACGACAAACACGCCTGCAGCGGCAATCTCGCGAGCGATACGCTCCATATTCTCAGCGCTGAACGCGATCGACACCTGATCGGTCTGCGCCAAGGCGAGCGACGCGCCAGTAGCGAACCCTTCGCATACCAGCGTACGACCCATGCAAATATTGAGATTAAACCGCCCACCTGCAGCGCTGGCATCCTTGGCGAACATTTTGCGCGCCCCAGCCTCAGGCCCGATCGTCTGCACAGTCTGGATTTCGCCATCGGCATCATAGACCGGCAACAGAAGGTTTTCGCCTTCCTTGCGGATGATCGGATATTCCGAAAACATTTCGCCGATGCCCTTACGCACCAGATAGGGATGCATCGGGTCTGCAGCGGGTGCGCGTTCCCACCTATAGGACGCGCGCTTCCTGCCTTCAGCGCGGCGCTCGGCTTCCTCGGCATCACGTTCATTGCGCAAGCGGTCGCGCTCGCGTTGTGTGTCCGGCGACATAACAGCCACCTTTCCGCCCGTCAGGGCGTCGATTGCGTCGGTTGTTGAGATGCCGTTGAGCAGCCGCACAAAGTCGACCACATCGCCACCGGCTCCGCACCCCTGGCAATAAAATTTTTCCTTGTCAGGATTGACCGAGAAGCTGGGCGTTTTTTCGCCGTGCAGCGGACATAGTCCCAGCCACTCATTGCCCTGTCGACGCAGTTTTACGGTTTTTTGGACCACATCGAGAATAGGATGCTGCGCCCGTATGGCGTCGAATTCGTGACCACGGCGGGCGGGGGTCATACTTCGGCATCCTTGGTGAGGAAATTATACACCAATGCCGCCCTGTTGCGCGGCACGATCACTTCTTTGCCGTTCACCATTTGCAGTGTCAGTGAGCGATACTCACCCCATGCAAACGAAACGACAAACGCGGGATTGAACCACGTTTCGTTGATATCTGAAGCCTGCATCATCATGCCGTTTGCCCCTGCAGATATTCAGCAACAAGCCGCGCAACACGGCGCGTCGGAATATGCTCGGGATCGTCGCGCAGGGCATAAATTGTCGAGTGATGCACGCCGATGGCGGACGCCACCATACGCACCCGCCGATCCTGCAGCCCCGCCCTAATTTCTTCCAATGTCATCTAATCCTCCACATTGTCGGTTGACACCCTACACAACGTCGGGTTAGGTAGCAAGTGGAAGCAGCAGAGAGAAGAAAGGAACACCCCCTATCATGGGTTTGCTCGAACACGTCACCAAGCCGAAGAGGGAGCCGATCGTGGCGACCATCGTCGGCACAGCAGGGTCAGGCAAGACCTCCCTCGCTACCACCTTTCCCGCACCACTGGTGGTCCGCACGCAAGGCGAAAGCATTCCTCGCGACATTCCGCGCGACCAGATGCCGGACGTGCTGCCCGAAGAACTGGGCACCGCCGACAATCTCTGGGCCGTGCTAAAGGCTCTGCGTGACGAGGATCACGCTTACAAGACACTGGTCATCGACAGTTGCACCGGGCTGGAGCAGCTATTCGTGTCCGACGTGCTGTCGCAGGACACGAAGGCGCGCGGCATCAATCAGGCGCTTGGCGGCTATGGTGCCGGCCCCGCCGCAGTGATGGCGATGCACATGCGTGTCCGTCGCGCGGTCGAGGCGCTGCGCAAGGAGCGTGGGATGCACACGCTGTTCCTGGCGCACGCAGACATCGCACGGATCGACCCGCCCGACTCGGACGGATACAGCCAGTATTCGCTGCGTCTGCCCGGCAAGTCGATGGCGCCGTATGTCGACAACGTCGACCTCGTCGGGTTTCTGCGCCAGGCCGTCATCCTGAAGGGCGAGGAAGGGGCCAAGAAGGCCATCACGTCAGGCGACCGCGTGCTTGTCACGTACATGACCCCCGCCACCGTCGCCAAGAACCGCTTCGGCATTGAGGATGATTTGCCGGTGGAGAAGGGCGTCAATCCGCTGGCGTTCCTGATTGAGCCGCGTCGGCGGAAGGTGGCTGCGGAACAAGAGGAGAAGACGGATGGCGAAGACAACTCTTCTTGAAGAAGTAACGGGCTGGTTAGTGGTTCAGGCCAACAAACACGGCTTGGACGATGATTATCCCAAAAACTACGTCAACGAATGGTCAAATTGGGAATTGCTTGAACATATTAGCGATGCCCTTGGTGAAATGGAGAAGAAAGCATGAGTTTCTGGCAGCTATCGACGGGCGAAAGCGCCGTCACCGACAGCAAGGAATACAGTGCGGGCAGCGGTGACTTCGATGTCATCCCTAAGGGTACGTCCGTCCTCGTCATGATTGAGGATGCGTCGTGGAAGCAAGGCTATCAGGTCGAGGAAGAGTTCGTAAACCTGAAGGTTCGCGTCCTGAAGCCCGAAGGCTACGCCAATCGCGTGTTGTTCTTCAAGCTGTGGATCGGCGACTTGGATCCCAGCGTCAAGGATCAAGCCAAGGCACTGACCAAGCGCGACAAGCATCGCCTGATGATTATCGCTATCGACAACAACGCCAAGGGCAAGCTGGCAAAACTGACCGGGAGCCCGACCAATGAGCAATTGGCACTGGCGCTGACCGGCGCACAGTTCGTGGCGACGCTGGGCGTGTGGGATAAGGAAGATCCGAACAATCCCGAGAAGAAGATTCCCGGCGGGAACTGGCTGATGACGGCAAAGCCCAAGACGGCAGAAGTGTCGCCGGGGCCGGCGCCGGCCAAGGCTCCTCCAAAGCGTCCAGCGTTCGAAGATGACGACTTGGACGACGACGTGCCCTTCTGATCCACTCGTTACCGGACCCTGCCTTCGGGCAGGGCGAGGATAAAGAGTGGAGGAAAAGATGACTTACGATGAAGCGGTCGAAGCGGTGTCAGGCAAGCTGTGGGAAATGATTTGCGCAGGCGGCGGTAATGGCGAAACCATCGAGCGTTATGCCGAGCAAATCGCCAGCCTCTTCGTGGAGGAAGAGGAATGATCGAACAACGCACCCCCGAATGGTACGAGGCCCGCAAGGGTCGCGTCACTGCCTCCAGCGTTGGGGGCATCCTTGGCCTCAGCCCCTATGCCGCCCGGCAGCAGGTCATGCGCGCCATGGTCCGCGAAGCGTGCCGCGCACCCAGCGAGTTCCCTGACCCTGCACCGCCGCCAGTGGCGTGGGGCAATGCCATGGAGTCGCAGGCGCTGCTGGACTTCGAGTTCGCATCTTCGGAGCGCGTCACGCCGGCACCGTTCGTGCCGCATGAGGATTGGCTAGGCGCGTCGCCGGATGGCTACGTGAGCGATGGGCGGCTACTGGAGATCAAGTGCCCCTATACACTTAGGAACGATCCTAAACCCATCTTCAAATCTGCCAACGAACAACCGCACTATCTCGCTCAGATGCAGGTGCAGATGTTCGTGACCGGCTACACCTCGTGCTGGTTTTACCAGTGGACGCCCCACGGTTCGCAGCAGACGTTGATCCACCGCGACGACGATTGGCTGGCCACCAACATCCCCGCCCTCCGGCAATTCTACGCCGAGTTCCTGTACGAGATGCAGGAAAACCGCGACGAGCATCTGGCACCTCTACGTGTGTCGTTGGACACCCCCCAAGCGCACAAGATGGTAACGGAGTGGGACGAGCTATCGGAAGCAATCGAGCGCGCCACAGAGCGTAAGGCTGATCTGCTGAAGGAGATGGTGGCCTTGACGGGTGACGCGGATGCTCTGTTCGCGGGGCGGAAGCTGACGAAGGTGGAGCGTGCCGGGTCCGTGTCTTACGCAAAAGTCGTCAAGGAAAAGCTGCCCGGCCTGGATTTAGCGCAGTGGACCGGGAAGGCGTCGTCGTTCTGGAAACTGTCCTGATGTTCTCCCCAAGGCCCTACCAACAAGAAGCAATCGACGCCGCCAAAGCCGAATTACGTCAGGGTGTCGATCCCATCCTGATTGAAGCCGCCACGGGTGCCGGCAAGTCGCTGCTGATCGCATACATTGCCGAATGGCTGCATGAGATCAGCGGCGGTAAGAAGGTGCTGTGTTTGGCTCCACAGCGCGAGCTGGTGTTGCAGAATGCCGCCAAGTACAAAGCCTTGGGGGCACCGTGCAGCATCTTCAGTGCCAGCGCTGGCGCGAAGTCGACACGGCATCCCGTCGTGTTCGGCACCCCCGGCACCGTGTCCCGCAGCATCTCTCGATTTCTCGATGACTATTGCGCCGTCGTCATTGACGAAGCGCACGGCATCACGCCAACGATTCGCGGCATTATCGAGGCGATGCAGAAGGCCAATCCTCGCCTGCGTATTATTGGCACCACCGCCACGCCGTTCCGGCTGGGCACCGGCTACATCTACCGTATCGGCCCTAACGGCAAAGCCAACTCGGAAGATACGTGTCGCGATCCCTATTTCCTGAAATGTGTTTACCGCATCGAGGCACCAGATCTCATCAAGCAGGGCTATCTCACGCAGCCCGTCATCGCCGCAACCGGCACGGAGGCTTACGACACATCGGGCCTTCAGCTACAGCGCAATGGTCATTTTGCTCCTAGTGCGGTTGACCAGGCGTTTGTCGGGCATGGCCGCAAGACAGCCAGCATCGTGGCGGATGTCATTTCGCGCTCCAGGGAGGCGATGGGCGTCGTGTTTTTTGCCGCCACCGTGCAGCATGGCGAGGAAATCCTTGCATCGCTGCCGCCGTCGCTGTCGGCGCTCATCACTGGAAACACCAGCAATCGTGAGGGCATTCTGAAGAGATTCGAGTCACGCGGGCTAAAGTATCTCGTCAATGTCGGTGTGCTTACCACCGGCTGGGACTGCGCGCACGTCGACACGATCGCCATTCTGAGGAAGACGGAAAGCGTCGGGCTGTTGCAGCAGATCATCGGCCGGGGACTGCGAAAGCACCCGCAAAAGGATGAAGTCCGCATTATGGACTATGCGGGCAACATCGAAGAGCATTGCCCTGACGGTGACCTGTTCGCGCCCATTGTGAAAGCAAAAGGCGCTAAGGAAGGCGGCGGCGAGGTAAAGGCAGAATGCCCGGCTTGCGGTTATGAGAATGACTTTACGCGCCACAAGGATGCGGAAGGGTATGAAGTCGACAAGCATGGCTATTGTGTTGACGTGTGGGGGGTGCGCGTAGAGACAGAATACGGTCCTATGCCCGCACACTATGGTCGGCGGTGCTTTGGCATGGTTCGTACGCTGGAAGATGGCAAACACGAGCGCTGCAACTACCGCTGGACATCGAAAGATTGTGAGGCATGCGGTGCGGCTAACGATATTGCTGCGCGGTACTGTGTGGAGTGCAAGGCAGAACTGGTAGACCCGAACGAAAAGCTGAAAGCCGAATTTCAGGCGATGAAGAAAGATCCGCATCAGCCGCAGACCGATGCCGTGCTTTCTATGACACTGAAGGATTCGGTATCGCAGAAAGGCAATGCCACCGTGCGTGCCGATTGGGTGACGCCATACCGTACGTTCTCGACGTGGCACCAGCCAAACGCCACTTTTGCCAAAGGGCAGAGGGATTGGGCGCGCTTCGATGAGGCGACCCGCCACGGCACGCCCGAGACGATCTCGTACATCAAGGAAACAGGGTCCAGCTTCTACAGGATCTTGGCCTTCAACGAACCCGCAGACACCCCGGAGGAACTAGCCGCATGAAATTCCCCCCTTGGTTGATGGTCTATGGCGACGCGACCTACCGCGGCGCCTGCCCTAAAGAGGATGTCGAGCAGGTGTCGCTGTTCAACCGTATCCGCAAGGAATACCCGGATAGCTGGGGGCGGCTGGCCTTGCACCCTCGCAACGAAGGCCTGCGCGAGAAAGGGCAATTCTCTACCGTCATGAAACACGCCGCCGAAGGCATGACGCCGGGAGCAGCGGATGTTATCATTCCTGGCGCGCCTTCTCTGGTTATAGAAATTAAGCGCCGCGACCACACGCTATCATCGTGGCAGCCGGGGCAAGTAGCGTATCTGGAAGCAGCGCATAACGCAGGCGCGTTTGCCTGCGTGGCACTAGGGGCATTGGGCGCATGGCAAGCCTTTCAGAACTGGGTCGAGACGCAGAAGGCATCGTAAGGCCTGTTTCGTGGTGGCTTACCGAGCTGCTGGAAGGGCGTAGGGGTATGGACGAGGTTCCGGCTTCGATAAGGAACTGGTCCTCGTTTTTTGTGTACCGTGCGGCGCTGGGGATTGTGCTGCTGGGCTCCAGAGAGGAGCGACAAGAAAGGCTGGATCAGGCCCCGCCACGAATGCGGCCGTATGTCGAGGAAGAGATTGCGCGGCTGTGGCCAATGCGCGCTGAACTGCGAGCAAAAGAAAGCCCCAGCGGTTAAGCCGGGGCTAGGGGGTCGCATAATGGAGATGCGGGTACGGTTTAGCGCCTAAACAGCATCTGCGCAACCAGCCGGCCGAGGGTCCAGGAGAATCCCCGCAGAAACGTCTGCCACATGTTACCGAGCATCACGCCCTCCCTTCAGCAACGCCCAAATCTCCCGCGCCTCGGCATGCAAGGCGGTATCGCACCAGCTTGTGGCTGCCATGCGCTCGATCAGGGCTTCTATGCGCTGTTGGAGGGTCATGCGGGCTGCTCCGCTTTGTTGGGGCGGCAGGCGCGGATGCGGTCGGCAACTTCGGTCTTTGGCGCTTCGATTTTGCGGAAGCGGCTTGGGTCGAACACCACCTCGCCGCCCGTCTTTTCGTAGGTGCCAGCCGAGTAGCCGACGAACAGCAGGCCCCACTCGCCATTTTCGGCCCGCGCCAGTGCGCGAACCCGGTGAAGCGAGCCTGCTACAAATGGAAATTGCCAACCTCGCTTAATAAAGTATCTATGGCGCGGCGGGCTATCATCCACGCACACAACCACGTCACCAGCTTTGATTTCCTCGCTCATGCCGCACTCCCCGACATACGCGCCCGCCGCGCCTTCATCTCATCCACCCGCGCCAGCATGCCAGCCTCCGACATCACCCGTGATCCCACCTGCCACTCACTCAACGACCGGCGGTACACGTTCGCATATCCCTGCTGGCGCAGGTAGCGTGCGGCGTCGGCGACGGGGCCGGTTTCATTTGGTACGGGCGATGGAGCCGCCGCAAACCCCAGCCCGCGCTTGCGCCGCTCAAATGGTACGCGGGCAACCTGTCGCTGCGCCTTCGTTTTCTCGTTACGCACCAGGCCGTAAGCCTTGATCCAGCGGGAGGCGACCTTGGGTGATACATTCATAAGTGCGGCTACGCGCGCGATGCTGTTTTCTGCGTACAGCGCAGCCAGTCGATCGCGATCAGGCAGAGAGCGCGTTTTGGGGCAGCGTCCCAGCGTCAGTGACATGCCCAACCGGTGACACAGGTCATAGACCTGCTTGGTGGACGTGCCGGTTTCCTTCGCGATCTGGCGCGATGTCTTGCCCTCGGCAATGAGCGCGCGGGCCATGGCGGTGGTTTTCGAATTCCATACCGATCGCTGTTTCGGCTCCAGACCCTCTGCAATCAGCTGTTCGCGCGCTTTCTGGAAAGCGCGGCGTGTGATCGAATAGCCTTCGCGACGGAGCTTTTGGTAGCCTGCGTCGATAGCGTAGGCCGCTACGGTTTCGGAGAGATATTCGGGGGTGGGACTATTCATGATCCCCTCCCAGCGGGTTGACATAGAAGAAGCCTCTGTCCTCGTCCTGATCGCCATACGGCGCATAGCGGCACAGCGTTGCCACCAGTGCTACCAGGATCAGTGTTGCCACCATGGCGTAGACGATGCATTCCTGTTGGAAGTCGGTCATGCTTGCGGTTCCTTATGAAGATATTCAGTTTCGTAGGTGCGCTTACGGGGGTCGCGGTACCCATGGATTTTGCACCGCTGTTCAGGCAGCAAAATAGAGGGATGCGCCTTGGGAAGTTTCTCGACACATACGGGGCACGGAACGCCATGCTTAGCGCGCGCCTCACGACGGGCGTCGCGAATGTCACGGCATAGATCGCCGTAGTCGCTCATTCTGCCTGCTCCTTTTCGAGCTTGCTAAGATGCTTTTCCAGCCGCCCGATCGAAGACCAGCGCGCGCTCTCCGGATCATTCTTCCATCGCGTTAGGGTGGCAGGCGACATACGGACAGCCTCGCACAGCTTGTACATGGGGATGCGGGCCTGATCGGCTCGCTTGCGGATTGCCTCGATGGCGGATGCTTGATCGCTCATGCCGAAGCTATGACGCAAAACAAAAAAGCGGTCAACGATAAAAATACGATTGACTACCAATCATTTCTGCCGCACATACACCCTCACACCCAGCGGCAAGCTGGAAGGAGATGTGAGATGCTGAGATTGATCGTTATTATTTTTGCGGCAGCGAACGCCGGATTTGCAGCCTATGACTTTGCGAGCGGTTACAATGTCGCAGGGGCATTCGCCGTTTTTGCCTCAGCCTTTGGCGCGCTGTCGGTTCTGGATGCGCCCCATGACCAATAACGACATCGCCAACCTCATCACCGAGCGCGAAACCCGCCTCGCCGCGATCGTCCGGAAGTACGATCTGCACCGCGTCAACGTGCCGCCATTCTTTGCCTGCACGGCGCAGGATCTGGCGGCTGTGGTGGATAAGCTGGAAAGGAAATGTGCGTGAGCGACCACGAAACCCTGCTTGGCGAAGATTATGTCGCATCGTTGCGCGGAGAATTCAGCAAACCCGACCCGCTGGGCAATGCTGCGTATCTTACTGGCGCGCTTCGCAGTGCCACCAGCGACTTGTGCGCCCGCATCTACGGCGAGGATGCATTGCGCCGCGCCAACTCTATTCTAGCAATTTATGAGGAGTGTAAGGCATGAACCGCGATCACTGGGCCAAGCCCTATCAGTCGAACGGCAGGGATGCCCACGACTACGGCAACAGCGGTCCGATCGAGCCGATGCGCCACAAGAGCGTGTGGTCGTTCGATTACGCGCTGGCGGCGGCTACTATTTTCCTGATTGCCGTTGCGGCGGTGTCGCTGTGAGCGAGTGGCAGCCAATCGAGACGGCGCCGCGGGATGGGGAAGAAATTTTACTTTCAGCCCATTGGGATGACTACGATCTAGAAAAGGGGGAGGAAATAAGCGGCTGGGACATATGGACCGGATGTTTTTATGAAGCGTCGGAGTTTTTCGACGGAGGTTGGTGGCAAGATAATGGAGCAGTGGGATGCCGACTTCCCGTCTTACCAACTCACTGGATGCCCCTTCCCCCACCCCCGGAAGCATGATACACCCACAAACAACAAGGGCTGCCCCCGCGACCAACGAGGACAGCCCGACACGCGATGGAGGTCGCAATGCCTGACGACAACAATAACCTAAACACCGGTGCCGGCGCAATGGCGTCTGACGCCTCTACGTCTCCCGTCGAGCAATTGCTGGAGGCGTTGGAAGGCATGGTGCGACGCCACGCCGCCTCCCAGCAGAACTGGGTGCAGGCTGTGATGGATGCCCAGCATAGCGGCGACCACGAGCTATCGGCGTCTTTGCGCAACACGGCTCTGCAAGCGCTTGACCACTTCCCGATTGAGCAGGCCCGCGCCGCCATCGCCAAAGCACGGGGAGAGCAGGCATGACCTCTCCCCTCGTGCATCTGAAGTTCGTGAACAGCGACGCCCGTCCGAAGGTGGCGGAGGTGCACTGCGTTCCGGACAGCATTGCCCAGATTATGGCTTGGTACGGCGCGTACTACGCCGGTGACCGCTATGCCGTGTATGCGGACGGCGAGAAGCTGGCGAAGGATCAGAACGGCGAGTTGATCGCTGCGGCCCCTCCCGCCCCGGAGGTGTCCCATGTCGGGTAACTCTTCCCTCGACCAAGATGCGGGCGGGCAGCGCGTCATGATCGTTGATGCCGGCATCGACACGGCGAAGGCAGTTGCCGAGGCACTGGCTGGCATGCCGGGAGCGACCATGTTCATGGTCGGCGACGATCCGCACGTCCGCATCATAGACGAAGCGGTTGATATGCCGCGTCTGGCGATGTTCGACGCCCTCCTTGCCATCGAGCCGGTGCGCCGCCGGGATCGTATGGGCTTCTACCACGAGCCACGCCCCCAGCCACGCACTGACCGAGGCCGTGTGAGCAGACAGACGTTCGACGGTCTGGCCGGCGACGTGACCCACATCGACACGCCGAAGCCGATCAGCAAGCGCAAGGCTCGCCGCCTGCGCGGGAAGGCTCAGGCATGACCTCCTCTGATACGAACTCGTCTCCCCAGGAGCATCCCATGACCGACGCAACCCCGCTCGCGTCTGAGCAGATTACGCAGTTTCAGGCAATACTAGATCGATTGCCCGCTGCGCCGTGGAGAGTGACGCGCTCGCTTCTCGCTGATTTCGGCGCGTCTCTTGAAGTCGATAACGACAGCAATTTCGGCAACATCGGACATATCCGTGATTATGATACAGCACGCGCTCTAGCCGATCTTGTTCGTGAAGTGCACGCCCTTTCTGTGTACAATAAGACGGCAAATAGGGATGCAATAATTGGTGTTCTGAAGCGACATTGGCCCGCCACACCTTTTATGCACAAGAATTGTGCTAACGCCATCCTCGCAGCCCTATCCGCCACCCCCGCACCTAGCGATCAGGACGCATGGGCATTGCGGGCGACGATCGACCAGATCACGCACGACGCATTGCCGCTCGCCGGGGTTGCGATGGACATTCAGGGCCGCGCTCGTGTGCAGGTCTATATCGCTAATGCTGTGGCGAAGCTGGTCCGCGATCAGGACGCATCGCAGGCGCAGGGGGAGGTGCTTCTACCGGCTGAGCCGCGCGCTCTGGATCAATCCATCGCCACGGTTGAGGCTTGGGAACGCTCTGGTGAGCATCTTGGCGAGATCGAGAACGAAGTCGCGCTCTCCGAGAGCATCTGCCTCTGCGTGCATGAACTGAAGCGTCTTCGCGCCCTCTATCCGCCCCCCGGTTCGACGGCACAGGGAGAGGGAACGGTAGATACAGACAGGCTCTACAACGCTGCTGAAAACATCGCCATTGCGATTGGTATGGGTTGGGACTTGGACGGCGTGATTGATGAAATGCGCGCCGCCCTCTCTCCCGCCCCCCGTGCGACGGCGCAGGATGGGGTGCGCGACGGGCAGGACCGC